GACCAAGCAAGTTCTGCAATGGGAAAATCCTTGGACATGGCCTGAATGGTGCCAGAACTGTTGAACTGGTCAAGGACAATACTTTGAAAATCGTAAATACGATGATGTTCTTTTATCCACTCTTCCACCTTTGCAATGTTCACTTCTTTTTTGCCGCCAATGTCAAAGTCTGGCTCAAAGGCATGAAATTTATCAATCACTAAACGTTCGCCTTCATAATGCACAATGCAAGCAGTATAGTCATCTCGCCCCACGCCACCACGCGCAGGGTCAAGAGCTAGTACATACGTGCCCATTAGTTCTCTTTGCGGAAACAATATGCCTCTGTCTTTATTAATGGCTACTTCCACAATTTCAGAAGCCAGAAGAGCAGAATGATTTTTAGCAAATTGAGCACCATATTCCACCCAAAATTTCTCTGGGTCGCGCTTTAGCTCTGCCTGTAGGAATGCGCAATCAAAAGGCAAATTGGGATTGACAATCCACGTGGGCAGGTTTTCTGCCTGCATGAAAGGATAATCGCCAGACGTGGCCTCGCAGTAATGCTGAAAAAATAAGCCGTCAGTCAACCATGGTGATGATAGTTCAAGAATGCGACCATGTTTGCCAAACTGTGCAATAGATGGCGACAGTGCTTGATAAATGGCAGATGCGCCTCTGTTTGCATCGCCTTCTAAGGCGAAACTAAGTTCGTCCATAATGAGCATGACAACTGCCTTGCCGCGAGAGGCTCTAGCCGAGGCAGGTATAGCTTGGAAGGTGCAATTATTGCTCACTTCAATCTCAGTGGCAGTCTCCCTTTTGATTTCATCCCCAAGTGGACTGTCAATCAATAATTGCCTAATGTTGTTGAGCGCAAGTTTTGCTTGGCTTTGATCGTTGGCGATGGTAAGGATGTAGAACTTTTCTGACTTTCTTACGCGCCTTCTATATTTCTCTTCTAAGACGAAGCAGGCATACAAGGCTGCGATGGATGCCATAAGCGTTTTGCCACACCGTCGTCCTAGCGCCCACACTGCATGAGTCTTGTCGCCGCCGAAATAGGAATCAAGAATGCGCCTTTGCTCAGGCCATAGCTCTAGCTGCAGCACTAACTTTGCAAATTCGCTGCACTTCAGAGTCATCTTAGTTTCTCAACGATCCGTCCAGTCCAGCTTTTGTAATGACGAGCCTGACCATGTACAACCTTGTTTAGCGCTCCGTTATCGAGACCATATTGCTTGCTAAAGTCAAAAAGATTTTCTGTAATGTAAACTTCTCCGTCAGGATCTATTAATTCATACAAATAGAAAACCCTTCCCAGGCTAATTTGTCGCCTTGTTTTTACTGATTGAACTCTGCCTTTTTGCCCTTCCGAGATTTTTTGACACACTTTTGGCGGACGAGTCTTGCCCCAATTGGGATGATTTTCGCCTTTCTTGGCTTTCGACATTCTTTTCCTGCTTTCTTGTGACATTGTCTTGCCCCAGTTGGGATGCTTTTCTCCTCGATGTGCTTCGGACATTTTTCTTCGTGCCTCCTCAGTTGGCACCCAGCCAGATGAACCCTCTCCTCCATCTGTTCGGTTGTGCAGAATCCCGGTACTGACATCAATCCTTCCGTATGTACGAATGCAGTAAATTTCCAAGGAAAACGCTTCCGCCTCTGTCAAGCCCTCTTCTACAAAGGCAACGTAACTTTTGTCTTTTGGAGCCGGTACAACGCGCCCACTCTTTTCAAATGCTCGTTTACCACGCCCTTTGCCTACGTAGTACGGACTGTATTTTTTCCCGCTCGCAGAGTCGCGAGAGCGCAAAAAAACGTAAACGTAAAAATCTTTCCGCTCAAGAGTCAACGCGCAAATCCTCCATGGGTTTCAAGTGTTGCTGGGGTACAAAATATGCGGGGCGACCTCTTGCGGGATCAGCCCAAAACTCTTCCTTCATGCAGTCTCGTCCGAATGCCCATCCGTGAATCAGCGTCTTTTGATTCTGAATGGTTACAAGGACAAATTTGCGGCCTGGATCTTCATTGCGTTGCACCAGTAAATCATAGCTGTGTTTTGATCGCGTTTTAACGTCAATGCCACCAGGTAAGTCATCCGACCCTCGTCTTGCCTCCTTTTCTGCGTAAAGATGCTCCTTTAGGCCCATGTATGAGGCCACGGCCATTTCTCCTGCGGCGCCAAGCAGATGCACCTCAAGAGCCTTGTCACCGAACCTTGGACCATTATTCCTGCCTCTTAAGCCTTTTGCCTCGTTGACGGACTGACGCCTCATGCCCTCTTCCATGGCAAGGCGGCGCTCTTCTGGAGTAAACGTAAATGCAATGGGAGAGTGGGCCATAAAGAAAAGGTGACGACAATATCTTAGCCACCTTTAGAATGGTGACAAGCATACAGTGGGAACAATGGCAGAAGACATCGTGAATCTTGGGCATAACGGTGATGAAAGCCTGCGAGTGGATGGCTTGGTCAACGCGCTCACGGGAATGGGAGGCAGTCGGGACAAAAGCCGTTACACCACCACATCTCCACTGGTTTTTCTTTCCCAAGAAGAGTTGGAAAATCTTTATGGCATGTGGATTCCTAAGCGAGTTGTGGACATTGTGGCAGAACAAGCCACTCGCAAGGGCTTCAAAGTATTGTTTGGCGGAGAAGGCGTTAAAGCGGAAGAAGTGGCAGGCATTGAGCAAATAATTGATAATTTGTATATCCTTGAAAATCTCGGACTCGCTTGCAAAAATGCTCGATTGTTTGGCGGCGCTGTCATTCTTCTCTACATTGACGACGGCCGTGCCGCTGACCAGCCAGTAGACAGGCGCAACATTCGCAGCATTGAAGCCATGGAGGTGCTTGACCGTTGGCAAATCGCACCAGTGATCAGCGAAGAGAGTCTATATGATTATTCCAAGGCAACGTATTATCAAATTATTTCTGGCGACCTCATCCAACAACCAAATCTTACTTATATTCACAAAGACAGGATTCTCAGGTTTGACGGCGAATGGCTGCCTTATCGCATTAGGCAAAGGAACTACGGGTGGGGGATGAGCACTTTGCAAAGTGTTTACGACAGCTTCCGTTTCTATTCCACTGGTATCAGTTCTGCTGCAACGCTTCTCACGGAATTTGACATTTTCGTGCACAAGCTTCGTGGCTTATCCACTATGCTCGCTGCTGGCAAAGAGAAAGACGTACGTGATCGTTTAGTACTAAATGATATGAGTAAAAGTGTATATCGTGGCTATGCAATCGATGCCGAAAAAGAGGAGCTTGAGTTTATTAGTCGTAATTTTGGAGGTATAGGAGAAATCCTTGAAAAGCTCCGCATTGATATTATCGGCGCTTCACAAATTCCTCATACTATTCTCTTTGGAGAAAGCCCTGGCGGTCTCGGTTCCACTGGTCGCAGCGAAGAGCGCGATTTCGCCAAGATGCTTGGTGATTATCAAGGCGCTCACTTTAAGCGTCCTGTCCGGCACTTAATGGAACTAATTTTGTTGAGCAAAGATGGACCGACAAAGGGACAAATACCACCATCTTGGCGCGTAGTTTTTAATGATTTATTTCAGTTAAACGAAAGGGAGAAAGCAGACGTAAGGGCTCGCGTGGCAGCCGTAGATGGCCGTTACATTCAGCTTGGCGTACTGAGTCCGAAGGAAGTGGCAGATGCTCGTTATGGGGGCACAGAATGGTCAATGGAACTCACTCTTGATCCATCGGTGGTTCGTGAGCTTCCAAATTCTTCTGCGCCTGGCACTCAGCGCAAGCAGGCAGGAAAAATGGCGGTGCCTCCTGGCGGTCGCGATCCAATGAATGAAGAGAATGGCACGTTGCCAATGGATGGAAGCAGGGAAGTGGAAGATTCCGCTGGCTTATTTCTAGAAGGCGACTTGGAGAAAGTAAAAGAAGATGCAGAATTCAAAGATAAAGAGCTTCATCAGCAAGCAATTGCAGCAGCAAAAGCCAAGTTCAAAGTGTGGCCTAGTGCAGTGGCTGGAGCTTATGTCACGCGCAAGTACAAGGAACTGTACAAGCGCAAGCATGGTTCAATGGAAAAAGCATTTAGTGGCAAGAAAGAGCAAGCCTCCTATTTCAAGGAAGATGCCGCCCCCATGAAAGTGGAAGGGCGCATTCTGGGAGGAATTGACGAAGCTGCATTTATTTCCGAAGAGGACATTGATAAAGCTTTAGCTGAATGGAAAGAAGAAGCCCCTGCTCGTTTCAAAGAGCTTCTGGAAGCTGACAATGTTGAATGACATTAGCCAATTCTCTTCCATTGTTATGTCCACAAGGATGGACGCTGCATGGTCTTACGACCGCAACACTGGACG